AGCAAACTGCCTGGTTGGCCTTCCGGGGTGCTGATCGAGACGGCGCTTTGCCACGATTGCGAGCCGAGAACCCGGATGGAATACGCGGGTGCAGCCGCGTCGGCGAACAGACAAACCTGCACATAGATCGCATCGCCCGCTGAGGAGCCTGGACCGCGCAGTTCCACCAGCTCGCGTTTCGCATCCAATGTAAAACTGTCGCGACGCAGCAGCGTCCAGGCCTCACCGCCAGCGACCAGGGTCGCATCGGCGGTTAAAAAGGTGATCAGCTTGTTGAAGAGATCGGCGGCATTGAGTGCCGTGCCAGAAGTCCAGGCCATACCTATCTTCCCAGGATGTTGCGCACCGACGTGGCGTTGCGCTGGATGAGGTTCATCACCGTGCGCTCGCCGGCGCTGCTGTTGAGGTAATCGGCCGCCATCGCCGGGTCGATCACATTGACGATGCGGATGTTTTGGTTCGTGGCTGACTGCGCCGGTGCCTCCGGTACTAGGCCGCCAGCGGCAAAGGCCAGTCGCCCGCCTTGGATGCGAGGCCCGGCAGACAAACCGTTGATGGCATCCAGGAAGCTCACGCCGAGCCGTCCCACCGCGCGGGCATTGACCACGTACTCGCCGTGCGAGAGTCGCGCCGGGATCGAGTCGCTGGTCGAGGTGCCGGGGCCGCTCACGTAGCCCCCCGACGCGAAGCCGAAAAACGACGAGATCAATGCGCCTAATCCGCCGGCGCTGCCCCCTGCCCCCGACTTGCCGCCGCCCATCAGGCTGCCAAACAGAGCTTCGGCCAGCTTCTGCGAGGCGATCCGGTTGATCGTCTGCAGCACCGAGCGACCAAAATCCGCGAACGCCTCCTTGGCCGACTTGGCGCCGCTGCCGATGTCCTGGAACAGTTGCGCGAAACCGTCCTGCACCGCACCGTCGATGGCCATCGCCACGTCGTCGACCACCAGCTTCACCTGCGCGATTTCATTTTTCCACGCTTGTACCCGGGCGACGGCATCCGGGCCGATGGCTGTGGCGCTCGCCTCCAACTGCGGCAGCAGTGCATCAAGTGATTGGCCGGTCTGTCGGTGCAGCGAGAGGATCTGCTGGCGGGCCTGAGATTCCGAGAGCAGCCCCGATTGGCGCTGCAGGTTGATCGACTCCTCGGAGGCACGCATCCGCGAGAGCGCATCGTTGAACTGTCGCTCGTAGTCAGCCAGATCGGCCGCCGCCGCTTTGACGTCGATCAGCCTCCCGACGGTGGCCGCGCCCTCGGTGTCACCCTCGGCGCGCAGCCGCGCGATCAGGCTCTGGTACTGGCGCTCGATGGCCGTGCGGCGATCCTGGCTGGTTGCGGTACCGGTGAGATCGAGCAATTCGTCGCGAACCTTGGCGAGTTCCTCGCGCAACTCGCGCTCAGCCTGGACCGCTTTGCGGGCATTGGCGACCTCGACGTCGGCGCGCTTGTTGTTGAGGACCGTGAGATCCGCTTCGAGCTTGGCGACCTCGGACTTCGCTTTGATGCGAGTGGGTTCGTCCTTGCCGGTTTTTTGTAGACGTTGCTGCTCGATGAGTGACACCTGTGCGCGGCGGATTTCCGCATCGATCTCCTGCTGCTCGATCCGGGTCTTGGCCGCGTAGTAGTCCTTCAGCGAGATCAGCCGGTCTTCGAGCGCCGCATCCAATTCCCGCGCCTGGCGATCCAGTGCGTCCTTGAGGATCTTGAATTCCGCCTCGGCCTGCGCCTGTACCAGGGCCAGCTTGGCGGCCTCGACACCCTTGTCGGGAGCCGGCTTGGCCGGTGGTTGCGGGCGACCGAATACGCCGGGCTGGGTTTGCTCAGGTCGGATGCGACCGGCGATGGCCTGAGCGGCTTCCCCGACGTAGTCGCGCGTCACGGCGTCGCGCACGGTCCCCGCCAGTTCCTTGCCGAAGTCGCTCATCTCGCCAAGTCGGCGGCCGAGGACGGCACGCAGCGACTGCATCGAAAAGTCGCCGCTGAAGGCCGCTGCCACGTCCTGTCCCAAGGCCTTCGCCAGATTCCCGATGTCGGAGAAAGCGCTACGAAAGCGCTCGATCAGGAAGGCGGCCGTGGTGCCGACGACGCTGCCGATGGCGTTGAACGCGCCGATGACGACGTTCACCATCGCGCGGACCACCGTGCCGATGGCGTTCAGCGCGTCGACCATCGCCGCGCGCACGCGGGCCCAAGAGAGGTCGTTGATACCGACCAGCCGCCCCAAGGCGCTGACGACTTCGCCGACCTTTTCGAGGACCAGGTCCCAGGCGGCGGCGACGACCTGTTTTATCGAGGCGGATTTGCCGCCGAACTCGACCACGGCGTCACGCGCTGAATAGAGTGCGCCCGCGAGCAGCCCCGCGGCGGTCACGATGACGCCGATGGGCCCGCCCAGGAGCGCGAGCACCCCGCGCAACAGACCCGCGGCGCGACCGAGCAGGGACGTGGACGCGACGGCCTGAGCCACGGCACCGGAAGCAGCGGTGGCTTGCAACCGGGCCTTGGCCGCATCCGCGACCAGCGCGCTGGTGGCAAGCCCTTGTGCACGTGCCTGAGCCAAGGCGGCATCGGCGAGCCGCACCCGAGCGAGTGCCTCGGCTTCCAGCGTGCGCAGGTTGGCCAGGCGCGCGGCCGCTTCCGCCCGGGCGGCAGCAACACTGGTCGCGAAGGCGCCCGCCATCCGCCCGAAGGCGGCGACCAGCACGACACCAGCCAAGTCGATCAGCAGCTCGAGATGCCGGGCGACGAGCTGGATGGCCTGCGCCATTCCCGCCGTCAGACCCGAGCTCGCGTCGCGTTCGCCGAAGGCTCGCTGGAAGGCGTTCTTGAGGCGGATGAGCGCACCCGACACCGTATCGGGGAGGCTCGCGTACTCCTCGGCGAGGCGCTTCCGCTCCCTGAGCAAGGCGTCGAGCACGGCCTTCGAGGTGATCTTGCCTTCCTGCGCCAGAGCCCGCAGTGAGCCGAGCGGCACGCCCATGCCGTCGGCGATGGCCTGCGCCAAGCGCGGCGTCTGCTCGATGACGGAATTGAACTCCTCACCGCGCAGCTGGCCCGAGGCGAAGGCCTGCCCCAGCTGCAGCAGGGCACCGGCCGCCGCGTCGCTGGATGCGCCGGAGAGCGACACGGCCTGCCCGATGGCATCGGTAGCCGCCAGCACGTCCGCCTGCGAACGCCCCAACGCCTGCACCGAGGGTGCGAGCCGCGCATAGAGCGTGACGGTCTCTGCCAGGGGCGCGCGGTTTTTCTGGGCGATCTCGAAGAGGGCCGCGTCGGCGCGGTTGAACTCCTCTTGCGAGGTGACCGCGAGCTTGAGGCGCGCCTGCAGGTTCTTGTACTGGTCGGCGACCTCGACCAGTTCGCGCACCCCCAGCCCAAGGCCGATCGCGCCGCCGATGCGTGAGAGCACCTGGCCGACCTGGGCGGCTTCGCCGCGCAGGCGGGCGAGATTTCCCTGTACAGACTGGAAGGCCCGTCGCGTCTCATCGACGGCGGTGATGAGGATCTGGGCACGGTTACCGGCCACGTTCAAACCTTCGACATTGCTTTGCGGATGGCTGCCGTCAGGCGGGGAAGACCGACCCGCACCGAGCGGGCGAGGTCGAACCGTTTTCTCAGGCTCACGCGTCGCACGAGCACGGCGATGGGGATCTCCTGGCCGCGCCGCACGCGCCTGGTGCCGGTGCGCTCCCGCTCGGCACGGCGAAAGCGCGCGAGCGGCCGGGCGTTGTCGGCGATGTTCTCGGCCATCAGGATCTGCCGGCCGTTCTTTTCGATGAAGAAGGCATTGCCGGAGCGCATCAAGGCATCGATCACCCGAGCGAACGCCCTGCGCCCGATACGCCGGTGCTGCGGCAGCAGCGGGATGAGCATCCGCCCCCGGATCGTTCCTCCCCGTTCGTGGATACCCAGCCAGGGCACTTTCGAGCCGATGTAGAGGGCCGGGAATTCCTCGGCCTTGCGGTCGAACACCTTGGCGTGCATCGAGCGGAGGAACTTCGGCTTCACGACCTTGAAACTGGCACGCATTTCGCCCCGCGCCCGCTCGGCCATCTCCTTGCCGGTGTCGCGCATCGCGCGGGCCACCGCGGTGTGGATCGCTTTGCGGGTGTCACCTTGCCAAGTGTTGAAGCGCCGCCGATCCAGTAAGCCCTCAGCGACCAGATCGATCTTCATCACGCATGCCCCGATGGAGTTCGGCTTGGAGCGCACGGATGCCGTCGCGACTGCCCTGGGCAGCAGCAGTCATGACGGCAAGCTGGGTGGCGAGCCGTTCGTGTTCGAGGCGGCAATCGGCGGCGAGAAAGGCGTTCATCTGCCCCAACGTGTAGCCGAGGATATCCGGGTAGCGGTGACCGCCTCGGATCAGGCGGGCGACGGCATCGGCCCAGACAGACGCCCGTTCAGCCGCTGCGCCAGATCGCCCACCTTCGGTGCGACCCGGTGCACGAAAAAATCCACGTTCACCTCGAACACGGTCGCCGCCAGGGTGATCGCGTCGTCGAGAGCCAGCGCGTCCACCCACTCGCGTGGCTGCCGGCTGGCAAGCGCCAATGCGGTTAGCAAGGCATCGCCGTGGTCCGAGAGCAAGGCGAGCCAGTCCGGTTCGCCCGCCAGTCGTTGCGCGAAGGGCTGCACGGCCTTGAGCATCGCCGGCAGTTCGCCGAGCACCAGCGGACTGATTGCGAGGCGTTGGCCAGCCAGTTCCACAACTTGAGGTTGCGGCACGAGAACATCCAGATCGGAAGCGCTCATTGGCGTCATCCTCACAACAGCACGATGCGGCCGAACTGGCCGAGGTCGCCTTGGGCGGGCTTGAGCGTGTCGGCCAGCACCTGGCCGGACAGCTCGAACTTGAGCAGTTCGTCGGTGATCACCGACAGCTCGCGCGCCGGATTGATGGCCACGCGGTAGAGGTCGATCACCACCTCGCGGTTGCTGTCGGCGGTGTTGAGCCCCTCGAAGCGAATCCAACGCTCGGGCAAAGGTTGGGTGAACATCGCGGTGCTCTGCGCCGTGCCGTAGGCGTAATCGACCTGGAAGGGTTCGACGTAGGGGCCACCGGTGGTCGTGTCAAAGATCGCCAGCGAGCCATGTTTGGCGTTCAGGCTGTACTGCCCGGCCGGCAGCGTCTTGGGCGTGGCCGAGGAGTCCTTCACCACGACCGAGGAGACGTTCTGCTTGGCGAGCAGGTAGAGACTGCCAACCGTGACCGGGTTGGGCAGCGCCTCGGCGGTCACGGTGCCGCTCGCCTGCTCGGTGGTCGTGCCGTAGAGGGCGAGCGAGAGGTTCAACGGGATGAGCTCTTCCAGCGTGCAGGCGAACTCGCCCTTCTTGGTCTTGATCAGCTGCAGGTCGGTGAGGCGCTGGCCACTGGTCGATTCCTGATGCTCCAGGGTTTCGACCGAGAGAGATACCTTGAGCTCGGGCACGTTGCCGACGTAGTTGAGGCCCAGCGGGTTGCCGGTCGTGTCACGGGCGCCGATGTAGACGCGCCCCTGTCCGGAGAAATAGGGCATGCTCAGTCTCCTTTACGGGTCTTGGGGGAAGCGTCGGGCGTCGCGTCGGTTGTCCGGGCGGCGCCCTGTTCGATCAGCCAGCGGGCGGTGGCCTCGTCGAGGTCGATCCGTTCGCCGGGCGCGTACAAGCGCCCCGCATGGGTGTGGGGTTTGATGAGTTCCAGGGTCATGGGTCTTATCCGTGTCGGGTGAGATCGGCGGCCAGCGTCCGGTAGCGGATCTCGTAGCGGGCAGGGATTGCGGCGGCGCCTCCATCGGCGTCCTCGGCCTCCCACTCACAGTCGATCTCGCGCAGGCCGAGCGCGAGTCCGCCGAGGTTGGTGTCGGCCATGAGCGCGGCATGGGCCGCGACCACCAGGCGGTCGGCCGTGTCGAAGGCGCCATCGCCACGCGCGAGCGCCACGAGTCGCACGATCAGTTGCCGGTCGACGAGGGCATTGGCATGGGCGGTGACCGTGTCGCCTTCGACGAACAGCAGCAGCACGGGGCTGGCCTCGCGGGTGACCGGGATGGTCGGGAAACGCAGCAACGGCGCGGGTGCAACGGCCGCCGCGCAGCGGGTCACCAGCTCGCGCAGGATGCGTTCGCGGATCGAGCTCATGGCGTCTTACTCGCGTGATAGGTCGGCGCGGCGTTCGCTGCCGTCGCCGATGGCGCGCAGGTCGCGCACGCGATAGCTCGCGCCGCCGATCGTCACAACCTGGCCCACGGCCAGATCGGGCAGCGCCGAGGCGGGGAAGCGCATCGTGTAGTCGGTGGAGAGCGCGAGGCCGTCGAGCACCGTCTCGTCCGGGGCGCGGAAGTCCACCATGGCGATCTGCCCGCCGACCTTGGCCTGCACCAACAGCCCCGCGTTCGCGGCCGCCGCGTACAGGTCCTCGATGCGTACCATCAGACGGTCAGCTTCACCAGCACACCCGGGCGGTGGCACATCGGCAGCGGGTTCGACTGGGTGTGTAGGTCCGTACCCCGGTCGAACTTGCGCGGTTCCTGCTTGGCGTACAGCGGCTGGCCCAGCGTGTTCACCGTCTCGTTGAAGTCGGCCGGGGCGAAGTAGGTGCCGAAGGTATCGACCGTGCCCATCGGGAAGGCGTGGGCCTCGCCGGCGGCGATGAAGCGCCGCGCGTTGCCGTCCGCATCGGTGGCCTGGCCGCGATACTCCTCGAAGGTGATGCCGGCGTAGGTGAAGCCGCGCCGCACGTCGTTGATGAGCACCGCGCCCTGCTGCCAGTTCTCGAAGGCCTTCTCGACCTTGGCGTGGCCGGTCAGCGCCGCGAAGAACTCGGGCGAGCACAGGCAATGGACGGCGCTCATGAACTCACCCTTGAGGTTGTCCTCGATCGCCGCCAGGGTCGCCAGGCATTTCGCCTTCACATTGGTGCCGGCATTGCCGAGGTCGTAGGCGATGGTCTGCGGCGTGATGTCGAACTCGGCGAACAGGTCGTAGAGCGTGGAGCCGTCGGCATCCAGGATCACGCCCTTGAGCGCACCCATGCGCAGGTGCTCCAGCGTGATCGAGTGCTTGTTGCGCATGGTCTCCAGGTGGCGCGCGATGACGCCCGCGACGGCTTCGGTCTCGGTCTCCGAGCCGAAGGCACGAATGCCCTGGACCTCCTCGGGCAGCACCACGTCGTCGTGCGGGATGTGCGGAATCACGAAGGAGCGCAGCTTGCGCTTGCCGCGCCGGCCCACGGTGCCGGGCGAACCGGGCGGTAGGGTCGGCAGCAGGTTCAGCACGCCATTCATCTCCTCGACGAGGATCTGGCGCGTGCGCACCGGCTTGGCCGGGAACAGGTTCAGCTCCTCCAGCCGCCCGTAGCGGTTGGGCAGGATGTTGATGGCGGCCGTGAGCGCGGCCATCGAGAACGCGGGATTGTGAAAGGGATTCTGCATGGTGATGGTTCCTCGTCAGGCGCTGGTGCGGACGAGCACGCCGCGCGTTTCCAACTGGGTGACGGCGGCAGCCTGTTCGGTGGGGGTGATGCCGGCGGGCCAGATCAGCGCCGAGCGGGCGACGATGGCGTGGCGGGCGATCAGCAGGGCGTCGTCGCGGTCGATGAGCGTCGCGTCCACGTCGGCGGCCAGGACGCCTGCGGCGACCTCGGTGCCGTCGGTGGCGGCCGGGTCGAGGGCTTTGAACTTGGCCGTGGCGGTCTCGCGGCCGACCACGGTGCCGAGCACGAGGTTCCGGCCCGCCGCGACAGTGGCCACATCGCGGGAATAGAGGTTGGGCGCCTCGTACTTGAGCAGGTCGCCCAGGTTGTTGGGTTCTTGAATCGCGGGCATGACTTACTCCCCAGAGAAGTGGTTAGGGTTGGTGAGCTTCTTGACGGCGGCGATGACCGGGCTGGCCTCGGGCCGGCTGGTCGTCGAGGCTTCGGGCGTGATGCGCGAGGCGATCTCGGGCTGAACGGCTCGCGCGTCGAGCAAGGTGCGGCGCACCTGCTGCGCATTCAGTCCTTGGGCGAGGAACTCGGCGGTGCGCTCGGGCGTGCCGGCCAGCAGGCAAAGCTCGGCAATCGCCAGCGCATCCTCGTGTGCCGAGACGTGCTCTTGCGGCGGGGCGTCCTGGCTGTTGGCGGGCGCCTCACCGGCCGTCGGCGGCTGGCCGGCATCGGCGTGGATCGGCTCGGGATCGAGGTTCGGGTCGTGTTCGTGCATCGTGTGCTCCTTGTGCAGTCGACGGGAGGAAGAAGGACGGCCACCCCGGGGCGAGGTGGTGGGTCGGTGCGCCAGGGCACCCTTGGCACGCAGCACTTGGGCAAACTCACCGAGCGCTGTGTCGAAGCTGGTCACCGCATCCGCCAGGCCGGCGGTCACGGCCTGCTCGCCGAAGAGGAGTGCCGCCTCGGTGGCCCGCACCTGCGCCTCGTCGAGGCCGCGCATCCGCGCGACCTGAGCGACGAAGATCCCGTAGAGGCGGTCCACCTCGTTCTGCAGGGCGGTGGCGGCCCGTGGCGAGAGCGGCTCGTGCGGTGTGAAGTCGTTCTTGTGGTGGCCGGCATAGAGGGCGGTGTAGGCCAGACCGTCCTGGGCGTCCTTGACCGATTGATCGACGTGCAGGGCGATCACGCCGATCGAGCCGACACCGGCCGTCTGCGACAGCGTGAGACGCTCGGCGGCGCAGGCGATGGCGTAGGCCGCCGAGAAGGCCGCATCGTTGGCGTGCGCCCAGATGAGTTTTTGCTGACTCGCGGCGCGCACCCGCTCGGCCAGCTCGAACACGCCACCGGCTTCGCCGCCCGGAGAGTCGATATCGAGCAGGATGCCGGCCACCTGCGGATCGGCCACGGCGGCGTCGAGCTGCGCGGCGATGTGGCCATAGGAAGTCAGACCGGAGGCCGCCTCCAGTCCGAGCGTGCGGCGCACCAGGGTGCCGTAAACCGGGATCACGGCAATGCCGGGGATCTCGGGCGCTGCCGACCTGGCCGGAATCGACGGCAGTGCCGTATCGATTTCCGGAAAGCCGATGCGCGAGCCCAGCACGGCCAGGATCACGTCGAGTTTTGCGCGGGCGATGAGCAGCGGCGTCCCGACGATGCGGGACGCCAGATGAAAGAGGGGCATGTCAGTCTTCCTCGGGTTCGCGGACCGGCGCGGCGGCCGGCGCACGGTCATGGCGCGGATCGGAGTCGAACTTCAGGCCCAGCGCGTCGGCGCGGGCGTTGTCGGCGGCGATCTCGCGGTCGATGTCCTCGGCGTCGTAGCCGAAGGCCGAGATGGCTTCGGAGCGGGACAGGAGACCGGCGCGGATGGCGGTAAGCATCGCGTCGAACTCCTTCTTCGGGTCCACCCACTGCCAGCCCTGCGGAATCCACTTCGCGGCGAGGAACTCGCGCCGGCGGCGCGCGAAGCCGGGCAAGGACAGCGCGCCTTCCAGCACCGCCTGTTCCATCCATGCGCGCCAGACGGGCCGGCACAACTGGTGCACGATCACGCCGTGCTGGATCGCCTCGCAGCGGCGGCGGAACTCCAGCAGGCCCGCGCGGATGGACGAGTAGTTCACCTGCGTGAGATCGCCGGTGAGCATTTCGTAGGTGATGCCCATCGCGGCCGCCACCGCCCGGAACTGCATGCGCAGGAATTCCGAGTAGCTGGCCCCGACGTCTGCCGGTTGGCTGAACTTGACGTCCTCACCAGGCTCCAGCAGCTGCAAGGTCCCGGGTTCCAGTCCTGTCAGGGACACGCCGTTGGCGTCCGCCAGCCCTTCCCCCATGAGGTTGTCCTCGGGCGCCAGGCGGGTGATAAAGCCAGCGAACATCGCCGCCGTCTTCTTGCGCACCAGTTCCGCGTCGTCGTACTGATCGAGCTCGTTGAGCTTGACGAGCGCGCGGGCCAGCCAGGGCTCGCCCCGGATTTGCCCCGGGCGCAGCGGCCGGAACAAGTGAATGACCTCGTCCGCCGGCACCCGCACGGTGTCGATGCCGCCCGTGCCCGACATCGGCGCGAGGCTGCCGTCACCGGGGTGGGAGCGGTAGAGGTGGTAGGCCACGCGCCGGCCCAGCCGGTCGAACTCGATGCCGGCGCGCACCACGTGGCCGTCGGCCAGCTCGCGGTTTAGCGTGGCCGGCAGGTGCTCCGGCTCCAGCAGCTGCAGTTGCAGGCCGACCGTGAGTCCGTCCTCGGGGCGGCGCCAGCGCAGACGCACGAGGCATTCGCCGCCTTCAAGCATGGCCCGACAGGCCAGTGCCTGCAGACCGTAGAAATCGGTGAGTCCTGCCGCGTCGGCCTCCTCGCACCAGTCCCACCACAGGGCGTGGATGATCTCGCGCAGGGCGTTGTCCGCCGCCATCGACTGGGGCTTGATGCCGGTGCCGATGGTGTTGGCGACGAAGGCTTCGACACCAGCGGCCGCCCAGGCGTTGCGGCGCACCAGGTCGCGGCTTTTGGCGCGCAGTTCGTTCTGGGTGAAGGCGAGCGCCGCCACCGCGCCGGGGTTGCCGACCTGCCAGGCCAGCGCGCGTCGGCCGCCGCCGACGCCATCGTAGGTCGGCGTGGTCCCGAACAGGCGGTGCTTGAAGCGCGAGAACCAGGCCATCAGAAACCCTTGGCGGTTGTGACGCGGATCTGGCGCTTGGACGCCGCGCCGGCGCCGCGTGCCAGCTCGGATTCCACGGCGCGGATGGCCGCACGCAGTTCGTCGATCGAGCGGTACTCGACTGTCTTGTCGCCGAAAGTGACGCGGCGTTCGCCGGTGGCCAGCGCACGCTTGAGCGCGTCCAGCTGTTCGAGGGTGTAGGTCACGTTGTCCTCATCACGTCATCCAGCGGCTCTTGATCACGCGCCGACCGGTATTCCGGGTTCCAGAAGCAGCGAGGCCACCGCTACGGGTGGCTTCGTTCGAATCGATGTCTTGCGGGGGTGACGGCTCGTTGGGCGGCCTCGCCACGCCGAGTTGCCGTTCCAGCTCACGCCAATGGCGTTCCTCGAAACGGTCGAGCCCTGCGGCCGCAGCGGCGGCGCGGGCATACACGTAGCAGTCGAGGGCTTCGTTCCTCTCGCGCATCTTCTGCCACTCGCGCACCGGAAAGCCGTTGCGGTTGCGGCGGGTGATCAACTGCTCCGCGCACAGCTGCTGGATGAACTCGGCGTCGATCCTGGGCAGATGGACGAAACCGGCGGGGTAGGCGATGCCCACCCCGTCTTCGTCCATGAGCGCCATCTTGCGCAGGTTGTTGTAGAACTCGATCTTGGCGATGCCGACCGCGACCGCGAACACCTTGAGTCCTCGGCGCAGCTTGCGCCCGCCCTGGGAGACATCGACAGCGGTGGGGGTGCCGATGAGGGCCGCGCCTCGCGCCACGCCCTTCACCGCCATCACACGAGAATCGCGGCAGGCGCGCACAAAGCCGTAGGCCTCCTGCGTCGCAAAGCCGGTGTCGAGCGCGAAGCGGGCCAGCGGCATGGCCGCGCCCGAGGCGTGGGTCCAGGTCTCGCCGATCAACGCAGCCAAGCGCTTCCACACCGCGTCGCGCGCTGTGTCACCCATCAGCACCCGGTGCTCGATCAGCCAGCACTCCTTGCCGCGCCCGAAGGCCCAGATCGAGGCCTCGATGCGGTCCTTCTGCACGTCGGCGCCGCCCACCAGCAGGAGCCCACCGGCCGGGATGCTGCCGATGGCATAGTCTTCACGGCGCTCCAGCAGGCGTTGCCAGTCGGGCGCTTCGCCTTCCTCGACCCAGGTCTCGCCGAGCTCGGTGTTCTTGAAGGTCTTGATCGCGGCGCTCGATCCGGTTTCCTTGCTCACGGCGGCTTCCCATGCGGCGGCGATCTCGCGCCAGGCGCGCCAGCCCAGCGGGCTGTAAAGCGAGGACAGGTGGAAACCGGCCGTCTTGCCCGTGCCTTCCGCCGTCGCGCGCCACTCGCCGTGCTCCAGCATCCAGGTCTTGTGGTGCTCGGCGATCGGCGTATCGCACGATTCGCAGACATAGGCCGCCGTTTCCGGCACGCCCTTGTCCCAGCGCAGTTGTTCGAAGCGCAGCCACTGTCGGTGGGAGCAGTGCGGACAGGGCACGAAATAGCGGCGCTGGTCCGACGCTTCGTACTCACGCTCGACGGCGCTCGCGCCCGCGATGGTCGGCGTCGAGACGATGAAGATCTTGCGCCGCGCGAAGGTGCGGGTGCGCGCCTCGGCGAGCGAGATCGCATCGCCTTCGCCCTCGACGTCGAGCGGGTAGCCGTCGACCTCGTCGAGAAACAGATAGCGCACCGGCATCGATCGCAGTCCGACCGCGCTGTTGGCGCCGGTCATCACCAGTACGCCGCCGCGAAACTCCTTGGCCAGGATGGTGTTGCCCGAGTCGCGCGAGCGCGCCGGGGCGATCAACTCGGAGAGCACCGGCGACTCCTCGATCAGCGGATCGATGCGCTGCTTGGAGTTGCGCTTGGCCATCTCCACGGTGGGCCAGACCGCCATCATCGGCCCCGGCGCGTGGTGGATGACGTAGCCGATCCAGTTCGAGCCGGTCTCGGTCGCGCCGACCTGGGCGCCCTTCATGAACACCACGCGCTCGACCGGTGAGGTCGGCGACAGACAGTCCATGATCGCCTTCAGATACGGCGTGCGCGCGGTGCGCCAGCGTCCCGGCTCGCTCGATGCCTTGCTCGACAGCACCCGGTGACGGTCGGCCCACTCGGACACGGTGAGCAGCGGGTCGGGCGTCAACCCTTCGCGCCAGGCGCGCTCGATGGTGTCCCAGCCCTCATAGGCGAACTCGTCCATCAATCGACCCGAACCTTCAGTTCACCAAGCTCGGCGATGTGCTCGCGCACGGCTGCCTCCAGCGCCACGTGCAGGGTGTGAGCATCCACGCCGAGCCGGGCTGCCATCTGTGCCGAGATCCGCGCCGGCCAGTTGAGCCAGGCATCGCGCTCGGTGCGCGCGAGTCGGAACACGTGCGCGATGGCCTGATTGCGGTCGACCAGTTCGCCCTTGAGGCGGGCCAGGCGCACCTTGTTGGTCTGCGCCTTGACCACCTCGTTGACCGTGCGTGCCTGCACGAGCGTGGTGCCGCCGGCGGGGAGTCCGGTGGCCAGGTTCGGTGCCGCGTCCTCCGCCACGCGCACCTTGGCGGCCTTCGCGCGTGTGCCGGGCTTCGCCGACCCGGAACTGCGCGCCCATTCGGCGTCGGCCTTGTCCGGGTCAATGGTGCCGTCGGTTTCCGGCGTGATGCGCCCGGCGCGGATGGCCTTGTGTACGGCCGTGTCGGTCACGCCCCGGTGTCGCGCGTAGGCGCGGATCGAGATTCCCATTGCCCTCTTCGATCAATTCATCGTCAGCCCTTCGCCAACACAAGCAGATAGCGCTTGGCTTCCATCTTGAACAGCGCGTTCATCACGTCACCCAATCAACCCCTGCGAAGGAGCAGCCCATGACCACCATCACCCTGACCCCCGCCCAGCACGCCATCCTGGCCTACGCCCTGGAGCACACCGACGGCAAGATCGTCTGGTTCCCCGACAACATCAAAGGTGGTGCCCGCAAGAAGGTGCTCGACGGTCTCTTCAGCCGCGCGCTGATCACGACCGACGGCACCGACTGGTTCGTGGCGGCCGAGGGTTACGACGTGATGGGACGCCAGCGGCCCGCACCGGCCGCGCTTGCCGCCGCACCGCTTGAGGCGGACCCGGAGATCGAGGCTGCCGTGACTGCCGCCGAGGCGACTTGGGCGCAGGAGCGTCGGACCGAAAAGCCGCGCACCCGCGAGAACAGCAAGCAGGCCGAAGTGATCCGGATGCTGCAGCGCCCCGAGGGCGCAACTATCCGCCAGATCTGCGAGGCCACCGGCTGGCAGCAGCACACGGTGCGCGGCACTTTCGCCGGAGCCTTCAAGAAGAAGCTGGGCCTGAAGCTGGTTTCCGAGAAATCCGCAGGCGGCGAACGGGTCTACCGGATCGCCTGATGGTCGGGACGGGGGGAACCAAGCGGAGAAAGCTTGGCTTCCCCGTCGATCAGCGCGTTCATACGGATGTCGCAACCACCCACGCCAAGGAGCCGACCATGAACACGACGCACGAGATCCCCGCCACCCGCAACGAAGCCTGGGGCTTCTGGGGCACGATGGACACGCACGCCAGTAAGGCGTGGCCCATCGCGATGACCGCGATCGCCGAGGCCACCGGCCAGTCCTCGGAGGCAGTGCGGGCCTTCCTCGATAGCCGCTACGGGCGCCACTTCGCGGACGACGTCCACAACGCCCTCTACGACGGCCACGCCCTGCCTGACGCCATCGTCGCCGCCACCCAGAAGTGGATGGGCTGGAAAATCGGTCGGCGCAACAGCAGGGACTACGGCATCCCGAGCCACCTGCCGTACCTGACGGGCTTCGTGATTCACTGCGAGATCGTCGAAGAGGAACTCGTCGCCTGATCGAACGCCAGGCCATCCGCCGCACGGGTGGCCTGCTGGCCCGTCCAGTCCTGCCAGCGCCGCACAATCACGTCCGCGTACTTCGGATCGAGTTCGATCAGGCGCGCCACGCGCCCGGTCTTATCGGCAGCGATCAGGGTCGTGCCCGAGCCGCCGAACGGATCGAGCACCACATCACCGGGGCGGCTCGAATTGCGGATCGCGCGCTCGACCAGCTCCACCGGCTTCATGGTCGGGTGCAGGTCGTTCTTCTGCGGCTTCTTGATCTGCCACACGTCGCCCTGGTCGCGGTCGCCGCACCAATGGCGCTCCGCACCCTCGGGCCAACCGTACAGGATCGGCTCGTACTGGCGCTGGTAGTCGGCGCGGCCCAGCGTGAAGGTGTTCTTCGCCCAGATGATGAAGGTCGACCAGTGGCCGCCGGCAGCGCGAAAGGCCGCTTGCAGCGTGTCCAGCTCACTCGACGACATGGCGACGTAGATCGCGCCGCGGGTGTGGGCAACGAGCAGCGACAGCGCGTCGTAGAGAAAGTCGTGAAAGCCTGCGCCGAGCGCGTCGTTGAGAATGGGACGGTGTTTGCCCCGCAGCTTGTCCTTGGCGCTGTTGGCGTAGTTCACGTTGTACGGCGGATCGGTGAAGACCATGTCCGCCCGCTCGCCGTCCGGGAACAGCTGCGCGTAGGCCTCGGCGGTGGTCGCGTCGCCGCAGACGAGGCGGTGCGGCCCGAGCAGCCAGACGTCGCCCGGCTTCGACACCGGCTCTTCCGGCATCTTCGGGACGGCGTCGTCCTCGGTCTGGCCTTCGTGTTCTGGCTCCTCACCGGCCAGTAGCTCGGCCAACGCATCGGCATCGAAACCGGTCAAATCGAGGTCGAAGCCTTCGTCCTGCAGTGCCTCAAGTTCGATGCGCAGTAGCGCATCGTCCCAGGTCGAGAGCTCCGCGAGCCGATTATCGGCGAGCACCAGCGCCCGGCGCTGCGTCGGCGTCAGGTGATCGAGCACCACCACCGGCACGGTGGGCAGGCCCAGCTTGCGCGCGGCGGCGAGCCGCCCATGGCCCGCGACCAGCACACCGTCGGCGCCGACCAGGCAGGGATTCACGAAGCCGAACTCGGCGATGGAGGCCGCGATCTGCGCAATCTGCTCGTCCGAGTGCTGGCGAGCGTTCCGGGCGTAGGGCAGCAGCTTGTCGAGCGACCAATGCTCGATGCGGTCGGCCAGCCAGCTCATGCAGCGACCTCTGCCGTCTCGCCCAGTCGCTCGGCGGCGACCTCGGCGAAGGTCTGGCCCGTCACGGCAAGCACCGGCACTGTGCCCGGGTGGTGCTGCAGCCAGCGGCGCAGCGTGACGTCCACGTACTCCGGCGCGAGCTCGATGGCGCGCACCTTGCGGCCGGTGAGCTGGCCAGCGAGCAGCGCGGTGCCGCTGCCGGAGAACGGCTCGAACACGATCTCAGCTTCGTCCGAATAGGCCTCGATGAAGAACTTCGGCAGGCCCAGCGGGAACACGGCCGGATGATCGATGCCGTCGCCGATGCGACCGCGTTGGCGCGTCACCTCGACGACCGAGTCCGGGATGCGAAACTTCTGCGTCGGTGTGCCGGCGTGGTTCCACTCGCCGACCCTGCCGTCCTTGCCGCGCATCGCGGTGGAGGAACCGTCGGCACGCAGGTGCGTCTCGTGGCCTGCCCATTTGCAGGGCACGATCTTGTTCGGCTTGCGCGCCTGGCGGTTGAAGTGGAACACGAACTCGTGACGCGGCGCGAGGCGCCCGGCCCAGTCGCCGGGCACGGTCACCGACTGATCCCAGACGTACCAGCCGAAGCGGCGCCAGCCCTGGGTGCGCATCCATTCGATCCAGCCGTCCCAGTACGGCTGCCACTCGCCGTCGCGATGGACGAGGCCGAGGTTGACCAGGATTTGCGCGTCCTCGTGCAGCGCGCCGCGGGCGGTGCCGAACACGCCCTGCATGAGCGCGTTCCAGTCATCGATCCCGCCGGTGGTGTAGTCGCGCTGGTTCGCGTAGGGCGGGCTGGTGAAGAGCAGGTGTGCCCGCTCGCCATCGAGGAGGTGCGCGACGGCAGCAGCGTCGCTGCTGTCGGCGCAGAGCAGCCGGTGCTCGCCCAGGAGCCACAAGTCGCCTGGCCGCGTGACCGCAACCGTGGGCGGCGTGACGTCGTCCTCGTCCGCGTCGGCTTCCGGCGCGCGCTCGCCCTCATCGGCGGACGGTTCCGTCTTCTCGATGTGGTCGAGCAGGCCTTCGATCTCAGAGGCAGAGAAGCCGGTCAGGTCCAGATCGAAGCCGGCGTCGGCCAGCTCCGCGAACTCCAGCGCCAACATGGCCTCGTCCCAGCCGGCATCGAGTGCGAGCCGGTTGTCGGCGATCACGTAGGCACGCTTCTGCGCCGGGGTGAGGTGCGCGAGCTCGATCACCGGCACCTCGGTCAGGCCCAGCTTGCGTGCGGCCAGCAGCCGGCCGTGACCGGCGATCACGCCGAGATCGCCATCGACCAGGATCGGGTTGGTCCAGCCGAACTCGGCGATGCTGGCGGCGATGCGCGCGACCTGTTCGTCGCTGTGCGTGCGCGGATTGCGGGCGT